CACAAATAAGTTTTTCGTTGCCATCAAAGTTGTAACGTTCAAAGTGATACTTAGTAGCATTAGTTCTGCCTGTATCTCTTTGTGTCCAAGCCTCAGATACTACATTACTTTTTATGTGTGATGCTGCAGTGGTGCTTGAAGTAGCTCTAGTAACACCTGTAAAAGAACTTGAGGTAATACCTGTATAAGTAAAGATTTCAGAGTTAATCTGTAGAGAGCCACTAGAAGAAAACCCTAAAGTAGAATTAACATTAATTTGTCCAGCGCCTGTCATAGCTGTACTTGAGGCAATACGAATTGTTAGCGTAGTAGAAGCAGAAGAGTAAATTCTTTCTCCTCTAGCAGCTACTACTTTGTTTGAAAATAAAGTAACCATTAAAGGTTGTTCCGCTGTACTATTTGTAATAGGAATTACTTGATTTATAAATTTACTAAAGCCATTAATTCTACGATAGCCACCTGAAATGTCAGGCTCAAAGTTTTCTAATTCTATAGCCTCTCCCGGTTGCATTAAAAAACTAGAACGGTTTAAAACTAAACCGCCCTCACAGTTAAATGCTATAGGTTGTGCTCGTGAACTATCAACCATTAAAAAGAAATTCCAATATTATAATTGCTTGGTCTATATATAACTGTTGACCTAACGTACTCGTACTTATTAATGAGAAGACTTTGTACATTCTTTATACCCTGCTCAAATCTTACAAAGTTAGTATTGTATTGATCTAACTCTCCACGAAATTGATAAACAAAGGCAGCTGCGCCATCTACAATAATAGGAGAAAACCTATCTGGTATAGTAGTAATATCTCCATGCGCAGCTAGGTCAGCGGGAAAGGTGTAAAAGTCAAATACTAGTGTGTATTGTTTGTCGGGTAAGGGGTAAAGTAAATAATTATTATCGGGGGTACGCACAATAAACTGAGGTACACCACCGTTTGTAAACAAAGCTACCTGTACACCTGAAGCATGAGCTACAGCTGTAGTGCTATTAGCTCCCCTAGTGCAACCAGTAAAGGTAGTAGATGTAGTGCCTGTGTAAGATACCTGTTCACCTAGTATAAAGAGAACTCCAGAAGTAGCAAAGTCTGAGGTACTAACTACAGTAATTGTAGTAGCACTATCAGACAATATACCATTTAAGGTTGTTGCATCTACTTCATCTTCTTGAGTAGCAAAGCCTCTACTAATATACTCATTGTAATCTAGCTTCGTAAGATTGCCACCCGAAGTACTTAGGTCATTATCTTTTTTTATTCTAGCTGTATTGTAATCAATGTGTTTAGTACTAGCAGGTACAGTATACCTAGTTGTACCGGGAATTAATGTAGATGAATTAGTTGAGTGGTTAAATGGGTAGCCAAATTCTTTCTGATTAATATATCGTATGGATTCATTAACGGCATTTTGACATTGTACTTGTACGCCCCGTGCGTCTAAAAAATTAGCAGCAGTAAGGGTAACTTCATTCATACGAGTTATAACATCGTTAGTTAATGAAAGATATGTAAGCGCCATTATGTTTCCTTAAAATGCAGCAATGGGGCCGACACAAAGCCAGCCCCAAAGTTTAGTGTTGTGTTACAGCAAGTCACGTTGGGCTACAGCAGCCTCAGTGTGAGCAGACGAAACATCTGCAATTACTGCATAGACACGTAAGCGTCCAGTAGCAGCAGCAGCACCAGCAATAACAACATCAATGGTATCTGACGCAGCGACAAGAGCTAATGCAGCAGCAGCATAAGTAGATGCAGCTGCAGTATTAATAACATTAGTCTCACCGTTAGTACCAAGTACAAGGTATGTACCAGCAGCATCGTCAAGTGCAGCACCGTCAATGATGTCATCTCCACCAGCAAAGTCAATATTACAAGTACAACTTGCAGTAAAAGACTTCATGATTTCCGCACCAGCAGTCAGAAGAACTGACTCTGAAGGAATTTCAAGTAGTTGAAAAATGTCACCATTAGCAATGGTAGCACCAGCAGCAATCATAGCATCAATATCTAGAATTGCTTCAATAGTCCGTACAACGTTACCAACTACCGTTGGAACAGCAAGAACGTTTGCTCCAACACCAGCAGTATCAACGGAAGTCATATCAAAAGTAGCCATAGTTTATATCCTCCCCTATGCTGCGTTATAACGGGCAGTGACGATTGCTTCTGGACGAAGAATCTTCCTACCGTATAGATGCATACCACGAACAATGTCAGCAAAGCTGTCAGGGTCACGATATGATTCTGTCTTATTGATTTGCTCCGCAGTAGCTACAGCAGAATCGTGTCCAGCCATAATTACTCCGAGGTTAGTCAGTTGGTTTGCAGTTCCTGCAGTACCCGGTCCAGTGCCTAGTGCTGGCAAGTTAGACGAGGAGTATACACGAAAGCCGTGAAAGTTGCTTACGGTCAAACCGTTACGCAATCCACCAGAGTCACCGAAGTCTGCGTTCATGAAGCGAGAATCTTCATCAGCTAGAATTTCCATGAATACTGGATCGACTACCAGCCAGCGACCTTGTGAGTCAACCTGCTGTTGGTCAAGCAAACGCTTCATACGAGCAACAATCATTGCAGGTGAAACGGTAGCTGTTGGAAGCGAAGTAGCTCCCGGCATACGTGCAGTCACAGGAATTGAGTGAGTGCCAGCAGAGGCAGTAGAAATGTTCCCAAAGTCACCTTTGTGAAGCTGCATGGATGAAAGCAATTCATTAGCACCTGCAGTTGAAACAGCTTTAGAGCCATTGACTGTAGTGTTAAGTGTGTCAGCTTTGCTGTGCAAAGAAGACTGCTTGTAACCAGCCATGTAGCCAAGAACTTCTTGGTCATGGTTGTCTGCTAAACGGTATGCTGCACGATTAGATGCGAGGTCCATGAAGTTTACATGGGAGTGGGCTTCTTCAATATCGTCCATCTTAAAAGCAAAATAGTTAGCTTTGTCAATAGTCAATGAAAAATCGGCGTCCTCTAAATCTTGTGCTGTGACATTTGTGCCACGTGCATATTCGGAAACAGAAATCTCAGGTTCTTTAATGATCTTGACTGTATCGCCTTGACCAGAAATTTCCCCCATATAATCGGAGTTAGTGATATCACCAACAACAGTTGACTTGCGGAAAGCAAGCTGTACCTGTTTGCTGTAAATGACCGGGCTGAAATTACCATTTGGTAGATTGCCATAACCCGTAGCTGTCGTAAATGCCATTGTATTATCCTTTGCATTAGACACAGATACAAACTTAAATTGTAAATAAGGAGGCTAATTCTTTTGGGTAACATCATTTGAGAAAGTTGGCCAACCTTCTAAACAATGGGCCAGAGACATTAGGTAATCACTAGAACTATTTATGTTTGTGAAAAAGGATTATTGCAGGTAACCAAATAGTTGGGGCTGCAATAAACCTGTTGTATATAGTTATATTCTTTATTGATAGTTTGTCAAGTCTTTTATCGTGCGCTACCCGATATATCGTAGATAAAGTTACCACCACGAATAGCTTCCATAATTTCGTCTTGATGTTTTTCATACTCTTTAGTTGTCATTTTGTTAACACGTGACTCAGATAACTTATTGTTGTTAGCTTCAGCATCGGGTTGACTTCTAGTGTTTCGAGTATTGACTGACTTAGCAGCGTCTTTAGTGTTGCTAGGCTTCCTTGTTTTAATGTTCATGTCTGACTTATACAGATCAATCGCACGTGATGCAGACCTTGCATCGTTCTCATTTTCATACAGAGCGTCTTGAACCCACTTAGGTTGTTCGTCTGCCCAATCATGAAACTCATCGCTATTACGAATCTCACCAAAGTCAGGGTGTACTTTAAGTAACTCTACCTCTGCCCGATCACGTGTTGCGGATTCCCGCATAGCATCAATCTCTTTTACCCGATCCTCTAGACCTGCCTGTTGTTCACGTGCTTTTTTAATGGCAATGGTTTCAACAATAGCTGCTACATCGGGATATTGTCTTGCCCAAGAATCAATGTCTTCATCTGACTTAGGCAATTGCATTTCTTGTGCGGCACTCTGTTTAAGCTGAGACTCAAGACTACCAATACGTTTCTCTAAGTCTTCTTTAGCTTTCTGTGATCCCCGCCGTAGATCAGCATAACGTTTCTTGTAGCTTTTTTCTTCAGCACCTTCTGGCTCTGCTTCTTCCTTAGCTTCAACTTCCGCTACGTTATCACGTTCTTCTATTAACTTTTTTAGTTCTGCTTCATCTTCTTCTACTCGCTCACGTACTCGACTGTTACGTTTCATTACCATAGACTTTGGTGCTTCTTGTACTTGTACTATTTCGTTTTCCATTTTAGTTCCTGTTTACTGGGGCCACCGTAGCCTGTGTTTAGGGGGGTGAGTAGCCAGTCATATATAGCGGGTTAAATACGTGCCGCTAAACCACGCTTCATAGGAGGTAGTACTTCTTCTTCTATTGCATCTCCAGTTTCACCTGCAAGTGCAGCAACCCTTGGCCCTAATACAAAACCTAATAGCTTTGCCATTTTAGTACCTGCAATTTCTCCAAGGGATGCTTTGTCTTCTTCTGATAAAGTATTGAGCCTAGCCGTAACTTCACCCATGTACTCTTCAAATGTTTGCTCTTCTTCCATTTACTTACCTACCTTCTTTTTAATAATGCCAGCAACGTATACTATAGGATGAATAAATTTACACCAGATATTACCTAGTAGATCATCCTTAGCTTTACCTTTAGTAAGTACGTAACGTAAATGTTGTGTTCTATGTTTTGCTAATGCAGAACCTAACTTAGTTAGTATAGAACTATTCTTCATACCTTTAACGTATGGTTTGAATAACCAATGGTAACCTACTTGGTGGTGTATTGTCAAGTACCTTTCTTGATATATGTGCCAGATTTTCATAGCTTGTTGCCAATCTGCCAGTTCTGTTTGACGGTACATCTCTGTACAGACAATTGCTTTATCTTTCGGGCCATTCTCATCGCTTTGATTATTTTCATAGCCACCGGGATTAGTTTTAGTTTGCGGGTAGTTAGCACTTTTAGTTAGCGGGTTAGTACTATTTCCACCTTGCGCACGGTTAGCATCTTCCCTACTGTAGTCTGCTCCAATGATACGATCTGGTACTCCATTTACAGTACCTATCTTTCTTTCTGTACTAGAGCCATCACGTTTTTTTACTAATGCGTTTATCTCAGGGGTCCATGTAACCTCACCACTACTGTTTGTAGCTGCTTTTATTTTAGCATTAATATTTTTTTGAATTGATGCTCTACTACTAGATGAACGAGAGGATGTTGTAGAACGATCCGTAGTACCTATTACTCCATCTTTGTATTCTTCGCCATCAAAAGGAGTAAGAAAATTAGCAGCATTTTGATAGAGGTTATTTACTCTGTTTCCATCTTTATCTACTAATACACTATTTACATATTCCCTTCTATCATCTGTAAATCTATTGGCAAAATCTTGGTAAGGAGTATTAGGAGTAGGTCTAGCTTTAGGTCGTACTGTAGC